GATAAATTTCTCTTACAAGGTAGGCTCTTTCAAAATGGGATCAGGTGCTTCAACAACGACAAATATTATGAATACATACAATTTTACTGGTAATAATAATGGCATTAGATCAGGTGACCAAAGTGTTGGTACGGCGTCAGCCTCTGCTACTACAGATGTTAGTCCTAAAACAGATTTAAATTACTCAACCGGAATTAACCCTTCATGGTGGGGATCTTTGATCAACGCTGGCAAATACGCTTCCAAACAAATTGCTGGAACAATAGGCAATAATTCTGATTTGATTCAGACCTTTAAACATGTGGGGGCAACGGCATTACGTGTGGCAATGGGAGATGGAGATATGCGAACAAAGGCGACAAAGCTTGTTGAGGGATTATTGAGTACATCTACACCTCAGGGTTCTCTTACATCTAAAGAGCAAGTTCCTATGACTATGGTTCGAGATATAGCTGAGTTGCATACTAAGGTTGTTGATAAGTTGGAAGACGCGCATGATGCTTTTCAAACGGTTGCATTAGGTTCTACTGGTATGAGAAATATCGAGGTGTCTACTCAACCTACCCCTGAATCAATTGTTGCACTACGTGAACGCGCTTCTCCAACAGAAAGACAGAATGAGAAAATCATTATTGAGACAGTTGGTCCAAAGCTAGGCGTCATTCCTGTTGGCACGACTTCCCCACCCTCTGATTTAGCTATTAGCACATTTGACAACGCTCGATCTAAATTTGGTCGATTAGCCACAGTGAAGAGGCAGAGTGAAGCCATCACAGAAGCGCAAGGAAATATTTTGTTTTCTATACTTCACAATCCAGCTGCTACGCTCGCTCAGGCCGGTATATTGAAACCTTTCACTCTTGAGTCTTCTCAGTTTATTGGTTCTCTGAAGCAAATAAGTGTGCCATTCACCGCTGCGTCATATCCAAATGGACATCAATTCGCTCCCTCAAACTTGATTACGAGTGACAATCCGATTTTAGACTCTGAAAATCCGTCAACATCGTTCAACAGTTTGGCACTATCTTCGTACGCATACGCGCTGCCGTTTTTAGATATAACTCGAGAAGTTAGGTTGATTGTATCTGGTCAGATTGTTATCACTAATCAGCCTTATGATCCAGCACAACCCATTCAGTTAGGATTTGTATATCAACGCCCAGACAGAAAATTATACTTCAACAAAGCAGTATTCATTAATACCGACGTAGTAATTAAACCCCCAGCTCCTGAAGGTGTAAGTAGATCTGCAAGATCAACAAGATCAGTGCGCGAAGATGGTAATGTAGAGCTGAATGGGCCTACAGATGTGGCTACTGATTTTGCTCGCTTAGCAATTAATGATCCTAGTCATAGAGTAACAACATCAAAACTTATCGCTGCTTCTAAGGAGACGGAGGATGTATCCGAGTTAATGTCGAAGCTAGCGGCTGACACGGGCGCGGATGAAGAATCTTTCGCAGACGGTGGAGGTAGACGTGTTCGTCGTGCTGTTGCAGCAGAGCCAGGGTCCACGTTTTCATATTCCTCGCAGTGGCAGGTAGCTGTAAATCTATCTAATTGTGTTCCTATAACTCCTCAGGATGCGTTTGGAGCCGCTTTAAAGGATTGGACTTCAGAGAAGCCGTTTGGAGCAATATTAGTCGCTCGATATCCTTCTACTATTACGCTCTCAGCTGCGGTTCAGACTCCAGTACTTAGCGTTACGGTGATTCGTGCTCCATCTGAGATGCGATACATTGGTGCTTTGTATTTTGGAACAGTATTAGAATTATTAGGTCACGTTCCTGATTGGTACTCAACCCAGGATTTGCACGATCCATGGAGAATTTATTACGAGGTGATTAAGCCTATCATAAATTATGCCGGACGTATCGCATTACTTCACACTGAATCAGATGGTGCTGCATATAACCTAACAGTTGCTCATGCCACAAAATGTCGAGTAGATTCAGGCTTGCCTGCGTTGAACAAATCTGACATGAAGGAACACATTATGACTTTGATGGTTGGAATCGCAACTTGGCTCAGTGACGCTGGACCAGTACGTGAATATACCTCTTCTTCGCGGCGTGAATTATTCATGCATATATGTGAAAAGGTGATGTTCCAATCACTGACTCACATCCGAGTATTTTCTCAGCCCGTTGGGCTTTTAACTGGTGCGTATCTTGCTGACTGCAATAGGCAAAACGCTATTGAAGTTGAGATGGACAAGGCGCTACTTCCAAAGTAAAGCAAAGGAGGGGCCTACTCCAGCTACCGGTTGAGGGCAAACGCCGCTAACAGGAGAAATATGATC